CATCAGTGCGGCAAATGTTGCGGCATAGGTTGTCAGCCGGCCGAGATTGTCAAAGACCGCCGTGATCGCCTGTCCCAGCACGCCAGTGCCGCGCGCCGCATCGCCAAGCGCATTGGCGATGGTTTCCAGCGCAGGTGCGACCGCTGCTGTGAGGCGATTGGTCAGACCGAGCCAGATCAGGCTGAGCTTGGCAATCGCATCCCCCGTCCTTTCGATCTGAACCGCATCGGTCGCGCTCACCGCCACCCCGAAGTCGCGCACATCTTTGGCCGCCTCGCGCAACGTGGCGGGATCAATCCGCAAGAAGGCGAGCGCTGCTTTGTCGCCAAAGAGATCCGAGGCCACGGCCGCACGTTCCGCCTCAGGGACAAGCCGGGCCAAGGCGTCTTGGATCGTGACGATCCGTTCGTCCAAGGGCAAAGCCTGAAGATCCCGCGCGGAGAGACGCAGCCGCTCCAACGCCCCAACAGCAGATCCTGACCCAGAGGCGGCTTCAGACAGCCGGGTGGTCAGCTTCTTCGTCGCCTGTTCGATCTCGCCCAGTGAGACACCGGCCAATTCGCCCGCCAGGGTCAGAACCTGAAGGCTCTCCACCGATGTCTTGAGCGAGGCAGCCATGTCGGCCTGCGCGCCGATCGTGTCGAGACCCGAACGGATCATCGCCACACCGGCCGCCGCTGCAGCGGCGGTCATCGCGGCAAGCGCAATCCCGGCCTTGGACGCAAAACCCGCAAGGCGCGCGTTCGCCCGCTCCATTTCTGAAGACAGCCGACCGAAGCCCTTGGTGCCGGCCTCGCCGATGCCTTCAAGCTCGGCGCGGACCTGACGGCCGCCTACAGCCGCGAGCCGGACAGAGATGCGTTTTTCGGCCACGGTATTACCCTTGCAATATGTATCACACCATGATACATGCCATTATGATCGTCAGCACATGTGGAAAGCTTGCCGCTGGAGCGGTTCAAGGTCGCTTCGGCAAAGGCTTTCCTGCTGACTTGGTTAAGAGAACGCGCGCCATGCTTTCAGCCTTGGATGCGGCCGTCGTTCTCGAAGACTTGCGGTTCCCGCCCGGCAACCATTTGGAAGCTTTGAGCGGTGACCGTGCAGGACAACATTCGGTGCGCATCAACGGCCAATGGCGCATTTGTTTCATCTGGACCGATCAGGGACCTTCCGAGGTCGAGATCCTGGACTATCACTAGGAGGACTAAACATGAGCCTCGTAACCAATCCATCCCACCCGGGCGAAGTCCTGGCCGAGCTTTATCTCATACCACTCGACATGAGCCCGATTTCGCTCGCCGGCAGGCTCGAAGTGCCGAGAACCCGTATCGAGCGCCTTGTTAAAGGCCAGACCGCCATCACGATTGATACTGCAATGCGGCTTGCTCAGTTTTTCTCAACCACGCCAGAGTATTGGATGAACCTGCAGCGCGCTTGGGATCTGGCGCGTGCCCGGGAGACGATCGACGTCTCGCACATCACACCTCTAAAGGCCGCCTGAGCCGAGCCGGTCATTTACCTTACGCACCATCACCGCCTCGATGGCGGGCAAGAGTTCAGCGATCGCTGGGGTCGGAATGCCAAGGGCTGCGCCAAGCGCAAAGGCTGCGCTCATGTCCCAACCGATCAATGCGCCGGGGACGATGCGCAGCTGACTCCCAAGGCGGCCGACCAGGTCCCAGACCAGCCAACCCTCTAGTGTGAGCGGCTGGTTCAGTCGTGCAGGGCAGTCGGGGCAGACGGATCCACAGGCTGAGCAGTAGCTGTCGCCCCCGCCGAACTCCCACTCGGCCCGGGCGATGAGGCGTTTTTTTCCGCGTCCAAGAGCAAGCCTTTCGCGACATAAAGGCTTTGGAAGGCCTCAAAAATCGGCCAGATATCCAAAAGCGCATCGATGGCATCAGGGCTTACCGGCAATGGCTCGCCCTCGGCATCCCCAATCCCCTCCCAGTCAAGGATAGCGGATCGCGCCAGTGCCTTGGCCATCGCCAGTGCCGCCTCCTCCGTCCTCGCCTCTTTCGGCAGGTTGGCAATCGCGGGGTCGCTGCGTGCAGCCACCATCAGCGCCGTGGTGAGCGGGCGGAGTTTTACGCGCACGCCGGGGACAAGGTCGCACCAAAAGGGTGCGTTGGTGAGATCGAGGGTCAGCATGGGTGGGTCTCTCAGTAGGAGGCGACAGTGTTGACGAGGACGGCGGTACAGAGGCGCGCAGGACTTACGGCCTTGGCCGCCTGCCATTCGAAGGTTGCCTGAATGCCCTGCGGCCCGGGGATTTCGATACGGGGGCGCGGCAGGTAGACAGCATGGGCCGTGAAGGTGAAGCTGGCACTTGCCCCAAGGCTCCAGGCAAAGACCAACTCACAAGGCGTGCCATCCAGGGCTTGGGTGATGAGGGCCGTGTCGGCAAAGCGCACTTCCATCCGCCCGGTCAGGGACGCCATTCCGGGATCAGCGCCCTCGATCTTGCCGTCCGCGCGAATGGTCTCGATCCGATCGAGCCCGTTGGAATAGGTGACCTCCGCCGAGATGACATTGCCGAGCGGTGAACCATTGCGGGTAATGGATCCGTTGAAGTGGCCAAAGCGCTGCTGCGACAGGGCCGTGGTCGTACCTGCAGCCGTTGCTACTGCCGCGCTCTCCCCTTGCGCCACCAGCCGAGCGGTTGCGGTCAACAGACCTGACCGTGACATTTGCCAGCTTAGCTGATCGCAAACGCAGCCCGTGTACATCGCATAGCGCGGCACTTCGGGCATGCCCGTCTCGATCGCCATGCTTGGAAGCGACCAGTTGCCCGACTGGAACGTGTGGGTCTTCGGTGTCGTGCCGGTGGTCGTAGGACCTCCGAAGGCTGCCTTCAGCCAAAGGCCAAAGTTCTCAACATCGATCGGTACGACAACGTCGCCATCCGCCGTGACCGCATCCTTGATCGGGGCCAGCGGGTCGCGCCCCTGGCCCAAGAGCTCCGAGGCAATCAAGGGCTGCTCGGACCCAAGCGTGGTGCTGGCAAAGGGCACCGTGCGGAACCCGGTGGTGGGTGCAGTGCCATAGACTGTCTCAAACGCCAGCGCCATTTGCGCCCGCGCCCCATGGGCTCGTGCCATTTTGGTATCCTTTTCAGCGGATTTTGGTTAGAGGAGCAGCAATTGCATATGGTGCAGAGGCAATTCATGCTGGGCCAAATGCTGAGCCAACGCACCTAAGGTGTAGACACGACCCGAAGGCAGACCTCGAATGACCACTCTCACACCAAGCACGGCAAAACCTTCCGTCCTCGCGCCAGATCTCGAAGTCACGGGTGATATTACCAGCAGAGGCCCCTTGGTGGTTCAAGCGCGTGTTGTCGGCAACATTACCGGTGAGATCGTGACGATTGAGCATTGGGCCAATGTAAAGGGCGACATCGAGGCCAAGCAGGCAACGATTGAAGGCGTCGTGGTTGGCGCAGTCATCGCGAACGATGTACGGGTGACCCATTCCGGTCAAATCAACGGCTCAGTTCATTACACCAAACTGGCCGTGGAAGCTGGCGCGATGATCGAGGGCCATCTGAGAATGATAACCCCGCCCCCGGAACCCACTCAGCCAAGTGGATCGGCCAGCGAGTAATGTAGCATGATGGGGACGACGGCTGCCTTTAGGCTGGTTGCCCCTTCAACAGCGAGATCGACAGGCTCCGGGGCTGCCGGCTCGACCCAGTCGCAGAGCCCACCCAATGTATGCTCAACAGCGATGGCGGCACCTATCCGGGCGATGAGTTGGTCAAATCGTGTATCACGATCACCGCTTGCCTGCACGATGACCTCAAGTACAGCCCGCTGCTGGTAGTGATAGCGCAGCGGGGACAGTGTGACCTCCGGATCGCCCGGGTTGCCGTCGCGCAGGATCAGCAGCCCTGCGGATGGGATGCGCTCAGGCAGGACCTCGCCGCGCAGAACCGGCACATGCGGGATCGTGCGCAAGGCATCCGCCAAGGCGGTGAGAATGGTTTCGCGTTGGGTGGGCATCGAACTCGTTGCTTCTCATTTGAGCATCTTGAAATGTACGGCGCTATACCGTACATGTTTGCAAGAAGGAGACCCCTCATGTTCGCAATCGAAAGCATCGCTACGACCCCGGGCAAGATGGATGCGCGCAAGGAATTGCGCCTTCATCGCGCTGATGAAGAACGCATCCGGGCCGCCGCTGCGGCGACTGGCTTGCAGGAGGCTGACTTCATCCGTCAGGCTGCGCTCTTGCGCGCGCGGGAGATTGAGCAGCGTCTGTCCCTTTCAATCCTGCCCAATGAAGCGTTTGAGGCCTTTCGCCGCGCGACTGAGGCGTCAGGCAAGGTCGTGACCGGACTGGCGCGTGCTGCCGCTCAGTCGAAAGGTCGTCTGACGGATGCCAAGTAAAGCACTGGCGTATCGACCCGCCCTTGTAATCGCGAAGTTCGACAAGGCGCTGCATGACCGCAGCGCTTTTTCTTGCGGCTTTGGCCCGATCGACAATTACCTAAAGTCCTCGCTTTCGGATCAGATCAAGAGCGGTATGGTTGCCGCCTGGATCGCGACGGCCGAAGGCGATCAGGCGGTCTTGGGGTTCTATACTCTTGGCGCACTTGCTGTTCGGGCCAATATCGGCCCGGGTAAATGGCAGCGTGCCGGGGTGCCGGACATTCCTGTAATTTATATCCGAGCGGTCGGCGTTCACACGGACATGCAGGGGCAGGGCCTTGGCACAGCTCTTCTCATAGATGCGATGACGCGTTGCCTTGGCATCGCAGATCAGATGGGGGCCGCGGCAATCGTTCTCGATGTCCTGAAGGATGACCAGTTCGAAAAGCGCTGGCGCTTCTATGAAGGGCTTGGGTTTAAGCCACTATGCGATCCCGACAACCCGCAGAGGGTCTTTATTCCGATGGCCGATGTCAGGGCGACGCTGGGCTGACACATGATTTCATACCTTATCTGAAACCCAATTTGCCGCGATCATCTTTGGTATCGCTGGCCACAGCTTCTCCGCGTCCTTTGCCAAATTGAGCCGCTTCTCCAGCCGCACCTGCGGCACGAGCAAAAAGATTGGTGCGGTCAGGAGGCCTCGACCGATCTTGGAGCGCGACGCCACAGCCCGGCCTTTGGTGTTGAGCCGCCCCTCAGCCACTAAGAGGCTCGGCCCCTGGCGTCGATAGATAAAGCGCAACCTCAAGCCGGTACGGCGCTCCCATTCACCGGGGCTGATCCGGCCGTTGCGGGCGGACTTACCGGCCGCGGGCGTTGGGATCGCGAGCCATAGACCGCTTTTCGATTGGATGAGAGAGCCAGTGTCATGAGCCCCGATGATCACTGGGGCCTTCGACCAGACCAGAGCCGCCGCGTTCAGACTGGGTTTGCCCTTTGGATATTGCTCAGACCGAATGCTGCGCGCCAACCTGGTGCCGAGCCCCGCGCCCGTAATCTGGCCGCGCCAAGCTGACTTCAGGCGCGTACCGGATTCGCGGATCGCCGTCGACACCGCACGCTCGCCGGTGGCGATCTCTTCCCGCATGAGCGCCACAATGTCAGGATCAATGTTGAGGCTCAGATGCATCGCACTCACGCGGGGCAGAGGGTCATTGTCCAGATGAGCCGCTCCCGATCTCGGCGCGGCTCACCCTCAATCAAAAATGTCTCATCGCCTATCAGGATTTGCTCCTGCGGTCGGGGATTGGGGATGTCTGCCACCCGGACGTCGATCCGGGTGGTGTCTGAGAGAAGCCGCGCGGCGCCAAACTCCGTGATTTCGTCGGGGCGACGCAGGATGCCCCGCGCCCGTGTGAAGGCCCCTGCCCCGTCACGGTACCAAATCTCGACCGAGATGTTCTTATCTGCAAAAAGCACCTCCAGCGCATCCGCGAAGGCCGTCATCAGGTCCGCCGGCCCGCGCGAAGGACCTGCGGACGCGTACAGATCGGCAGGGGGTTGCTCTCGATCTCAAGGCGGACCCATTCGTCACGGTCGCGATCGGGGATCATGCGCGCATAAAGCGGCAACCCAATCGTATTGACCGTCTCGAAGGTATCCGCCGGGGCAAAGTAGATCTCAAAAAGCCCCTCAATGCCCTGAGGATAAAAGTAGGCCTTGTCCGTCGGCACACCGATCGTGGCACTGCCCCCATACCGGCGGAAGGTTATGCCACCAAAGGTGAACTCATCCACCGCCCTGCCCCGCAGCTCATTGGCGGCCGCCGTGTTGAGATAGGTCTCCCGGATCTCCTTATGGGCGACCAAGTCGGCAAAGAAGGCCGAGCCACATTCCGCGCGCAACTGCACAGGCCCCACCGCAAGCCCACCGAGGCTCTCCTCGACGCTTTCGATCAAAGCCTGGCAGCGCTTCCTGAGCGCCCCAGATGCAGGCGACTGGTTATCAAGATCAAAATCGATCTCTGCAGCCGGCGTGATGCCGAACTCCGTGGCGAAGTTGATCACCACCGAGCCATCGCGAGGATCCTTCACCAAACCCTGAAGCCCATTCAGCAAATGATACTCAAAGGTCGCCTCAGCATCCGATCTCAGGCGCCGCATCCGGCGCGCAACTTCGGCCTGCGCCTGCTGGGTCACGCTTTCCGAGCCGAACTCGCGGATGCCTTGGATCTCGGACGCCCACAGCACATCCTGCTTTTTGAACTGCCGGCACACAAAGGCACGGACCTGACGGCTTTCTGGGGATTGCTGGTCGTAGGATGACCCACGCTCGGAGAACGGGATCAGTAACAAGGTTCCATCCCGGCTTTCGATCACGACCGTGCGGGTGCGCACTCCGCGCTCGCCAAAGAGACCTGAGCCGGACAACGTCGCGGGCTTGAAGGGAATATTCTCCAACGCACGTGTGAGCTCAATGACGGAGAAGGCATCGCCTTCAAAGATATCCATGGTGGCCATATGCCAACCTCCTTGATGTGAGTGTCTTTAGGCCTGACCCAGCGCTCAGCGCAGGACGATGCCGAGCGCAGCCAGTGTCGTGGTGGCTGCCGTGATCTGGGCCTCCGTGGCCCCCTCGGGCCACACAAGGTCATGTCGGTTGACGAGCGCGGGCCCACGCAGGATCACGACGCCAGGGGCATCAGCCGCACTTGCGTCGACAGCGGCCCAGAGAATGGCGGCGGGGGTTTGGCTGCCGTTGGTCGCGGCGGGTGCAAGGCGGGTGTATTTGCCGCCTGTGGTGATCTTGCCAAGCACGGAGCCTGGCTCGAGCTTTCCAGCGCCGGAGGCAATGGTGACGGTTTCTCGGGTGAAGTCGCGGAGCACTTCCCAGACGAGAAAGCCGCCTGCGTGTTGGCCTTCAGTGAGCATGGTCATGGAGGCTTATCCTTTCGTCTTGAAGGTGCGGGCGATGACCTCGCCCCAGGGATGGAGGGAGGCTGCGCGTCCAGGCTGGGCGTGGGCGCTCAGGGTGATCTCGGGGATCGCGTCCGCTTTGGC